TTTTTTTTGCCTTTACTGAAGGACTTTTTACTACGGGGTCTGTAGCCCCTACGAGAATTTCTCATGTTTTTTTTGTTTAAGTGAATTTATTTACTAGCACAAAGTTGTAGAATAATTTTTGATAAATCAAAATTTTCTTTTGTCTTTTAATTTTAACTGACGTATCGCATTGGCTCTGCGCTCGTTACGTTGTCGGAGAAAGCCCTCCTCAGAGCCGTGAACTTGGACGTACTCATTTATTTGAGTACGTTCATTTTCTTCGGCGATAGCCGAAAAAAATTTTTTTTGAGTTTCACGCATTTCATCATCATAGATTTTTTCTTTGTAATAACGGGGCATTGCGAGTTTTTTTCCGCCGTTTTCAGTAAGATATACAGCGGTAGGATTTTGAGCATGATAGTTTTGAGTGCGTTGATTGATGTAGTTTGCACCTAGTCCTTTGGACATTACAGAATATTCCTTAAGACGGTCATCACGTTCGTGAAGCGGTACTGTTTGGGGTTTCATAACGTAGCCAGTGACGTAAGCAATAGCACCCTTAGTTGGCGTTTGGACATCGACTTTACCAAGTACATTCCCTTTAAGCGTCCAAGCGAGTTGTACATAACGAGGTACGGCATTGAAGAGGATAATGTGATAATGGGGTCGAGCAAAGCGAGAGCCATATTCACCACAGGCGTAATATTTGAGGGTAGTTGTACGACCATGCATTTTCCTAAGGCGTTTAAAGAAGTTTCGTAGGTCGGAACGGTCGAGTGTTGGTAGGTTATTCGGTGTACGAGGCAGATTTTCATCGGAATACGTTAAGGTTACGAATAAAGTGGATTTAGAGATTTTACGTTGCTGATTGAGGCGGAATATCCAGCCGTCAGAGCGACGTTGTCGGCACACAGGACATTTACCACATGGGACAGGTGTCCAGTTAAGTCCTTTTGAATAGCCGTACGGAGATTTATTCCGTACGGCAAATGGAGTGATACAGGTAGCCATTATTTATATTTTTCGTATAGACGACCCAGCATTCTTATGTAGAATGGGTCAGAAGCTGAAATGCCCATGTCTTTCATCTGAGTCTCGAATTTACGGAGGGTTGTACCAGCGTCTATGTTTTGTATTGTAGAACGCATTTTTTTTAAGGATTGCTCATCCATTAATTTATTATAAGATTTATCGTAAGCAATAGATTGGTAGCCAGCTCTGCCAAGTTCGGTGTCCGATTTTGCCTCAGCTATACCAGCTTCGGACGATAATTTCAACAGATTTTTACGAGCCATCTCGGCGGATACGGATTGGAGAGAGCGAGCCATATCTAAATCAAATTGGCTACGAGCATTTTTTGTCAACGAAGAGGCAGTATTTGCAGAAGCTAAAGCCGTATCTTGAGCGATTTTAGTATTTATGGCTTTTAGATTGTCATATTGAGCTTGTTTAAGACGTACGTCTTGATAGGCACCGATAGAATTCGTGGCCATAGAACCGATTTCGGGTGCTCTTGGTTGCCATGAGGCAGGAGAAGCATTTGGAGTATCTGAAGAACGGATAGCTTGGGCGTTATTTGCGACAGTACCAGTACCGTAGACTAGATTTGGATTTAAACCAGATTCACGTAGTCGTTTCATCTGAGATTGTGGCGAATTGTAATCATTTTGCATCGCCCACATGGATTCGTTGTAACTGTTTTGTTTGTTCCAAATGGCCTCATTATCTGTACGTTGTTTTTCGTACATTTTTTCATTCCATTCACGGGTTTTTTTGTTCATTTTGCCTTGTGCGTAGGCATTAACGCCTCCGCCGATTAAGGATGCACCGCCGGCGATAAGCGCCGCGGATAGTGGATCGCGTTGGATCCGATTGAGGGGGTTTAATTGTGTATACATTTTGTATTGTTATTTAAGGGTGGCGGTATTGCCCCCCATTGTTTTTCACTCGTTTGATGCGCTTCGCTTCGCTTCGCTTTTTGCACTCGTTTTTTTTAGGGGAGCAATGTTTTGCCACCCTTGTTTTACTCCACTACAGAGGTAGTAGTGTCATACAGCACTAATACGTCAAGGGTCGTTTAGTGCTATTGGCGTTCATTCTGAACGCCTGACGCCCCTCGCAGTTGCTCGGTGGCTTGTTTTACTTGCAGTTGCTTAGAAGTAAGAAAAATAGGGTTATTTTTGATTTTTTGATTTTGCATTGTTCTAATTTTTAAGTTTAAATTTTTTACCGACAAATGTAAGCACCCTGAAGGGGGTACTTACATTTTTACGGTCGTTGTTTTTGTAATTTTTTCATTTCAGATCTGAAATGAATTTTTTAGATGAGATCATCAAGATGGATTTTACAATAGAGTTTTCCATCGAGATATAAGTCAGAATTTAACTCATCAAAGAGGTTGTGTTGGATCATCGGGTTTTTTAAGGGGTTGGGCTTTTCGTTTCTCGATTTCTTGTTCGAGCGATTTCTCAAAAGCCAGTTTTTTTGATTCTTTGTCATGTTTTTCCAGTTCGTCATAATGAGCTTGTTTAGCTTGACCAATAGATAAAAGTAAATCTTCTTTTTCTGTCAGGTCAAGAGTTTGAGGATTTGGGAAATAATCTTCATCGCCATAATATACGGGAATGAGTTCAGGCATTGGAACACCAGTGGCGTATTGCTCGAAAATTTCGGTAATAGTAAGGGATTGATCGGGTACGGTCACAGATGGCCCGTAGACAGTTTCACAGTCAAATTGTCCTAATTTGAAAGTGGTGGGTTTTCGAATAATTATCATAAAGTTGGTGTGCCAAACATAGGCATTTTACGGTTTGCGAATATACGATTGTAAACGTGAGCATAAATTTTAGCATCAATAGGATCTTCGACGGCAAAAATACGGTGAGTTGGATCGGCACTGACGAAGTTGGCATTAAGATTGGGTCTACCAGTAAAGATTCGACCCATGTGCCAAAAGGCTAAGGAGTCTTTGAAGTCGCCGGCGACACGGGAAGGAACGTATTTGTATTCGGCATAGCGAGGGGTATAGCCAAAAACGTCATCGTTAAGACCATCGTCCTGAGTGTAAAAGAGTTCTTTGTTTAATATAGGTTGTTCGCCTAAGTGGGCGAATGTTGGCCAATAATAGTCTTCTCTATTTGAACGAAGAAAGTGGCGAGGTACGCCTTGTTGATAAGCTGTCTTTGGCATTACAGACATGATGCCCATAATGTAGCCGTGTTCCTCACAGCGGTAAGTAATGGATTTAGATTGGCCGACGCCAATACCATGGCCAGCCATGTTGCCTTGTGGGGTCTCAGTGCCTTCGGCTGTCTGGAGAACTTCGGATATTACGATAGGGTTTTTATTTCCGCCAAGATATTCAGGCCGTTGAAGCCTAGCATCAGATGATTTAACACCGAAGTGTACTAACATAGACTCAATGTAACGAGAACCACCACGAGCATTTTTTTCGAGCCATTCTTGAAGTTTAAAGGCCTTACGTAAGTCGTTGATCGTTGTAGGTGTACCAGCTAGTGAGGAAGTATCGGCTGTTAAGCCAGTAATTTTTACATATTCTCCGTTAACATCCTGCATTTGACCAGAGTTGCCAGTAGTTGTGTTTTTTAAAGTGCCAGCGGTTAAAGGATCTGAAGAAAATACGGTGGAAATATCACCATTATGTGTTACAGGAACATCATTAAAGGTACCTATTGGGATAGACACGGCAGAGCCTTTTTGTGCCCAAGGAAGAGCAGAGGTAAAATAGTCATGTTCCCAAGCACGTTTCCTAAGGACGTATAAGTCGGGACGATAAGCGATACCGTCGGCTAAAGTAGTATCGATTTCAGGTACGAGATTTTGGTCACGATAATACTCGTTATAGATTTTGGTGTAGGCTGCGAACGGAAGTGCGGAGACATCACCGCCTCGTATTTCGACACCAGTAGGAACGCCCATATAATCGGCAAGAGTTCCAGTTGCGTAGGTTTCCACACTAGAGGTGGGTACAGCAGGTACGGTGTCAGGGTCTTGACCTCCAGTAATGAATTTCTCCCAATTAGGCCATAAGATACGATTAGGTACGAAAAAGAAGTGGACAGTAACATCGACCTTGTGCATTACTGGGGATATCATAGGAGCAAGACGAAGCATCTGCTCGGTGGTAATGGAGAATTTATCTCCCGGTACGGTGTCCATTACGCAGACTGGGACAAGGTCGCCCATGTTAAGTGATAATTTGACGTCGTGAGACAAGTCGAAATTGTTTGAACTGGGATTTGAAGCCAGTACGTTCTTGAAGATGTTGCCACGTTTCATAATCTAATTCCTCCTCTAGCTACTAGGTTTGATCTGTTACCATATTTTTTTT